CGAAGAGGAAATGGTAGTCGCAGATTAGATGGTTGACCAACTTTCTGACGAACACGAATAATACTCTTATCGAAAATACAGGTAGGATGTTACTTGCACTCTTCTGGGGGTGCGTGACAGTATCCTTGTATGAAGTTCTCTATCTACAGAACTATCAACTTCTCTGGTGGTATTTCCCTGCAATTGTAGTTGCTGGTATGACTGGTTCAGGTTTCTATCATAGATTCCTTGCCCACAGAACATGGGAATGTCCTAACTGGTTGAGAAACATTCAGATGTTTTTCATTACTGGATTCGGGTTTACTCCTGCAATCACATGGGTTGCAGTCCACAGAGAACACCACCGTTATTCGGATGTGGAAGGTAAAGACCCTCATGGCCCACAGTATGGGTGGTTGGGTAACGTGAATATTCTTCTCTATACACCTAATCTGATGTATGTCAGAGACCTGATGAGAGATAAATTTTATGTTAATCAACTAAAATATTTTTGGCCTTTGTTTGTGGTATGTGCGGGTTCACTCATCGCATTATTGAGTTTCCCTGTATGGGCATTCATGATTGCATGTATTTTTGGGTCACAGTTTTCAATCAATATGTTGGGTCATATGAAGAGTATACCACAACATCATCTATTGGCACTGTTCTATACACCTGAAATCTATCATACAAAACACCACAGAGATGCATCAAGTTCTCAGTTGGGTCTGATGGATATCCCGTATTGGACAATGATTAAGTGGTTTCCACAAAAATAGTCTGTAGAAAACTTTTTTTGTATAAATAATGGTATGAAAACATATAAAGAACTTCTTAGTGAGTTGAAGGGTCGTAAACCAAAAGGTGATACAGTCCTCAACAAAAAGGTCAAAGGAATCCCTGTCCTAATCACTAAGGAGAAGGGCAGTCTGCCTTTTGTCGTGTATATTGATGGTGACCGTTTGGACGCCTTCAAATCACAGAAAGACGCAGAGAAGTCTGCAATGCAAGTAGTAAAGGAATTAAGTTAATGAAACTTATTACCGAATTTACAGAGAATGATACACTCCAGTGTATCGTAGAAAAACGCGAAGATGGCGAGAAGAACTACGTCATCGAAGGCGTGTTTGCACAGGCAGACCAAAAGAATCGTAACGGACGTATTTACCCGAAAGCCATCATGGAGAAGGCAGTTGGTAAGTATGTAACCGAACAGGTTAACAAGAAGCGTGCTGTAGGTGAATTGAATCACCCTGACGGCCCAACTGTTAACCTTGACAAAGTTTCTCACCTCATCACCGACCTCAAGTTTGAGGGCAACGATGTGGTAGGAAAGGCACAAATTCTTGACACTCCTATGGGTAAGATTGTAAAAGGTCTTCTTGACGGTGGTGTTCAACTAGGCGTGTCAACTCGTGGTATGGGTAGCCTTGAGCAAAGAAACGGCGCAATGGTCGTCAAAGACGACTTTATTCTTAGCACGGTTGACATCGTGCAAGACCCATCGGCACCAGATGCTTTCGTTAATGGAATTATGGAAGGTGTTGATTGGGTTTGGGATAACGGCGTTCTCAAACCTCAAGTAATTGAAAAAATGGAGACTGAAATTAAAAACGCTCCGAAAACTGTTTCTTATGAAACTAGTGTTCGAGAGTTTAAGAATTTCCTCTCGTTAATCAAATCTAGTATGTAAGGAGTCTTACAATGACTGAAGAAGTAAAAAGTGAAGTCGTAGAAGAACTCCACGATGAAGTTAACGAAGAAATCGTGGAAGAAACTCTCGAAGACGAATCGCTCGATGAAGCTAATGCTCCTGCCCCAAAGGGTAAGGCAGACGCTGACGCAGTAACTCCTGCTGACGCAGTTGCCTCTGTGGACAAAGCTGGTGACGCAACGTCACAAGCAAAAGCCCCAGGCGGTGTTGCTAATCAAGGCGAAAAAATGCCAAAAACAAAAGCGGGCATGATTAATGCTATGTCAATGAAACTGCACGGTATGAAAAAAGACCAACTTGCAGCGGCATACAGTAAAATGATGGAAGATGTGGAAGTAGAAGAAGAAACTGTTGTGGAAACAACGGTTGACACGACTGCTGAACTGGACGCATTGGTCGAGTCTGAAGCTACACTCAGTGATGAGTTCAAAGCTAAAACCGCTGTATTGTTTGAAACAGCTGTGAAATCGAAACTGTCAGAAGAAGTTGACCGTATCGAATCTCAATACAAGGAAGAACTGGCCGAAGAAATTTCTTCTACTAAAGCCGACCTTGTTGAAAAAGTTGACAGCTACCTCAACTACGTTGTTGAGACTTGGATGGAAGATAACAAACTGCAAATCCAAAACGGTCTTCGCACCGATATTGCAGAATCTTTCATGGACAAACTGAAAGACCTGTTTACAGAGTCTTACATTGAAGTCCCAGAATCCAAGGTTGACCTAGTTGACGAACTGGCTGAGCAGGTTGAAGAGCTGGAAAGCAAACTCAACGAAACTACTCAGAAAGTCATCGAATCATCTGAGGAACTGGAAGTTTACAAGCGTGACACGATTGTTCGTGAAGCGTCTCGTGACCTTGCCGAAACTCAGGTAGAAAAACTGAAATCACTCGTTGAAGATATTGACTTTGACACCGAAGAAGACTTCGCTGCTAAAGTTGCTACCGTCAAAGAGTCGTATTTCGCAAAAGAAGTAACCCCTGAAGAATCAGAAGCTATTGTAGAAGATGCTGACGCTGTTGTTGAAACATCTGCTTCAATGGACAGATACATTCAGGCAATCCGTAAAACTGCACCAAGAACATAAGGAAGTGTAACAATGACACAAGTATCTTACGACAGTCTCATCGAGAAGTGGGCTCCAGTCCTCGATGAAGGTGAGTCAATCCAAGACTCTCACCGCCGTGCTGTAACTGCTGCTGTTCTCGAAAACCAAGAGCGTGCCCTGATTGAAGAATCAGCCGCTATGCAAGGTTTCATGACTGAGAATGCCGCTGCTCCAGCTAACTCAACAGCCTCTGCCGCTAACTTTGACCCAGTATTGATTTCACTGGTTCGTCGCGCCATGCCAAACCTCATCGCATATGACGTATGCGGTGTGCAACCAATGAACGGCCCAACTGGTCTCATCTTCGCGATGAAAGCCCGTTACCAAGGTGGTTCAACTTCAAACCGTGAAGCCCTGTTCAACGAAGCCGAGACTCAGTTCTCAGGTGACTCATCAGGCACACACGACTCAGACAACCCATCAGGTTTCAACGATGACTCCGATGGTATCGACTCAGAAGGCGCACGTCTGACGGCTCTGGCCGCCGGTGGTATGCCAACTGATGACGGTGAAGCTCTGGGTGCTTCAGGTGGTTCAGCGTTCAACGAAATGGGTTTCACCATTGAACGTCAGACTGTGACTGCCAAGTCACGCGCTCTGAAAGCTGAATACTCACTGGAACTGGCACAAGACCTGAAAGCGATTCATGGTCTGGACGCCGAGACAGAATTGGCAAACATCTTGTCAACTGAGATTCTGGCAGAAATCAACCGTGAAGTAATCAGAACGATTAACTCACAAGCTAAAACTGGTGCTCAACAAGCCAACGTAACGCAAAATGGTATCTTTAACTTGTCTTCAGATGCCGATGGTCGTTGGTCAGCTGAGAAATTCAAAGGTCTGACGGTTCAAATCGACCGTGAAGCCAACGTAATCGCCAAAGAAACTCGTCGTGGTAAAGGTAACGTAGTAATCTGTTCATCAGATGTTGCTACTGCCCTGGCTGCTTCTGGTCAACTGGATTACGCACCAGCCATGTCAACCAACCTGCAAGTAGATGACACAGGTAACACCTTTGCTGGTGTCCTGAATGGTCGCACTCGTGTATACATCGACCCATATGCCGGCACTGATTATGTAACCGTTGGTTACAAAGGTCAGAACCCATATGACAGTGGTGTATTCTATTGCCCATACGTTCCACTGCAAATGGTCAAGGCTGTTGGTGAAAACACATTCCAACCAAAAATTGGCTTCAAGACCCGTTACGGTATGGCTTCAAACCCATTCGTCGGTTCTACGCCAGCAGATGGTTTGGCAACTGTGAAAACCAACCAATACTATCGCATCTTTGCTGTCAAGAACATCTTGACCTAAGTCGATATAAAAATAAGAGTAGGGATAACCTACCACTATTTTCTGGGAGAGACTTCGGTCTCTCCCTTTTTTTTGCTTTTTTTTGAAAAAAGTGCTTGACATTATATGATTTATGCCGTATAGTGAATATGTAATCGAGAGAAAGGAAACGTTATGAACTACTTAGTTAAAGACATGGACAGCGGACGGGTTCTCGCCGGTCTGTTTGAGGCAATCGAGACTGTCGAAGAAGCAAAGGGCGCACAAGCCTACTTCATCGAGAAGGGTTTCGCAAAGAATGTTGCAGTTGTAGAATATGAGGTTGAGTAATGAATAATCTTGGTAAGTTTTGGGTTGAGGTTGATACCTCTGTCACTGGTGGAGAAGTTGTTGGATACTTCTTTCCCTATAAATCAGACCGCGATGCCCGTGTAGAGGCACTGGTTGAAGAGTTTGGTATTGAAGTTATTAATGCGATTGGAGATAAACAATGACACATATGTATTACGCTGATTTGGAAGTTCGTTATGCCGATGGTTCTTTCGGTGCAAAACGTTTCGAAGCACTGACTATGGCTGCTGCACAGAAACAAGCAGATGACAAACTCAAAGAGTTGATTGCGACTTCCAAGTTTGCCAAACAAATGGATGCTGACAAGACTTTTCAAGTCACTGGTCACACAATCAAAGCAGGACAAATCGATGTTTGATTATACTCGTCTGATGAACAATGCAGAGAAGGCGTATAACAACGCCAACTCTGAATGGGCAAAACAATATTGGTTGGAAGTGATGACTAAACTTTCCCAGAATATGGAAAAGAATTAGACGATTTCGAACTGACTAAATCTAAAGGTCGCATCGAATGTCAGGTATTGGGCATCAGCCGTATTAGACTGGAATTCGATTGCGCCTAAGTTAGTTGGAATACAGTCCTTGTATCTAATCTTCTTGGTCGTGTTGTTGTGACTAGAAAGAACATGGAGAGTGATATCAGAGTATGTCGGAACTTTTGTAAGTCTCTCACTCTGTGATACTTGACCTTCGTTTAGAATACGCAACATCCAATCATACATCTCTGTATAGGATTGCATATCCTCATCAAGGATAATACTGAAGGTGACATCAGTGAACTGTATCTTATCACCAGCGAGTGGCACAGATGTGATACGGCGCGTTGGCAACTCAAGCGGATTCATAGATGCGCCTGGATGGTTGAACGACTGACAGAAGTATTCTAAGTTAGGATAACGCACCCTATCAATTACAATACGGAAACCTGTTGGTTGCAAGTAATTGAGATTAGAGGTTAACTCTTTGTCAGCGATTTGAACGTTGCTATCATTTGCCATACCTCTATTTATACGACTTTTCCCCTTGACTTTCTTTGCTATATAAGGTATAATGTAATTATACGATGAGGCAAACTATGATTTTGAATAAAGAAGACGCACTATACGCTGCGAATGTATTTACAGAGTTCTTCGAGAACTTTGACCGTATTGACGACTACATGCGAACAATCAAGTTGGAACGCATGGGTGGGTTCAATGCACTCCCTGGCATGGGCCCTGAAGAGGATATCTTCGACAAGTTTGATATGCACCCGAAGGATATGGAGTTCACTATCTACGAACCGAAACTCAATGAGTTCATGCAATATATGGAGATTACCACATCCGCACCAGTGGAGTCATCAATCCCAGGCAAACAACTAAACTTTATTGTAAAAGAAAAGAACACTGGTCTGGTCGTTGGTATGATTCGTTTCGGGTCACCGACTATCAACTCCAAACCACGCAATGACTGGTTGGGTAAACCACTGGACACACTCAATCCCGATGTGATGAAACGTTTCAATGACTCGTGCATCATGGGGTTCAATATTGTTCCGACCCAACAGTTTGGTTTCAACTATCTTGGTGGTAAGTTACTTGCCGCTATCTGTTGCTCCCATATGGCACGGGAACGTCTCAATGAGAAATACGATGCAAACATCTGTATGTTTGAGACTACATCCCTGTATGGGTCAACCAAGTCTGCATCTCAGTATGACGGTATGAAGCCGTTCCTGAGACACAATGGTCTGACAGACTCTACCTTTGCACCATTAATCAACGATGATAACTACCGCAGACTTAGTGCATGGTTCGTTGAGAAGAACAATGGTGTCCCTCTTGTTCCTTCAGACGCCTCATCTCGTAAACTGAAGACGCAACAAAAGATGGTCGCAGTCATCAAGAACTCTCTCAAGAGTATTGACGAGTCTGCGTATAAGAAGTTCTGTCAGACCTTCATTGATGCGAAGGGATTAACTGAACAGAAACGTTCTTACTACTCAACCTATGGGTATGAGAATGTGCAACAGTATCTCAACCTTGAGACTGACACACTGGTCAAGAAAGA